CTGCGTTTGCGGTCCAGCGTTAGTCGTCACTTCACAATGTTTCTGTTTTCACTGCTTAAGGATCCGTGTTCTATGAGAATCGCAATTCACGTCGCCATGTTGGCGATCCTCACTTGCCTTGCATCTACTGTCTCAGCACAGGAGGTGGTTTGCAAAGATGGCCAATGTTCGACTATCCAGTTGGTTCCTCTTACTGAAGAGATCCAGATCGATACATCCACCATCGAAAGCTCAGCCGCTAGTGATGAGGATCGATTCACCCAAGTCATTCGAGCCACAGTTCGTGTCACCATTAGCGGCGTTTGTGGGAGCGGAACGGTTGTCGGTCGCGATGCAGATGGAAACGCGATCGTTCTTACCAACGCTCACGTAGCGGGTACTCAACGAGGTCGCACCGTTAACCTCGAACGGTGGAACTCAGATGGTTCCGTTGAGCGAGGCCGAGGAGCTATCATCTCTTCCGGATATGGCCGAGGGATGAGCGTTGACTTTGCCTTGCTTAAATGCAACGCTGAGTTCGCGAAAGATGTTCGCCCGATTCCGCTCGCCGACCGTTATCCAACCAAGGGGGCAATGGTCAGCACTTACGGTTGCCCTCGCTGTGAATGGCCGAGCTTGCAAGTGCTTAGCTTGAATCGTAGCGAAGGACAGATTCTTACTTGGAAGCCCGAAGCGATTGGAGGTCGGAGCGGTTCTAGCGTGATCGACTATACCGATGTCGGGCCTCGTGTCGTTGGGCTACTCACTTGGGGAGGCGGTGGCGAAGGGCTTGGTCAATCGACTCCGTTCTTGCTCCAAGCCATGAAGGGCCGTTTACCGAAATCGCTTGAGGCTCTTCCACAAGGTGTACGCGAAGTTTCCGATGAGCAGGAAAAGTACCACGTTGCGACTTGGCCGACTCAACCTCTGGCTGTGTCGAATCAAACAAGCGATCCCGCCTCACAAGATGTCATTGACTCCATCGTTGAGCCTGACCAAGAAACTATCCTGCGTCCACGTCCGCGGGACGAAGATGGAAAACGCAATCCTGCGGATAGACCTGTCTTGGGATTATTCGAACGAATTCAACGCTGGATTCGCGACAAGCTCCTTATCGGATTGCTTGTGATTGGAGCATTCGCCGCGGGCGTCCTTTTCGGACGATCAGGAAGAAAACTTCTGCCTGTGTAGCATGCGTCCGTTCAAAGTTGTTGTCTTTCGTCTCTATGCTCTAGGACACAAGTCTGCACTATGTTTCATTGGATTGGATACTTGCTGTGTTGCTATTTGTCAGCGGATCTGTTGGCTGGCTTCTGGCATTGGTGGGAAGATCGTTATGCGGATGTGAAGTGGCCACTGATCGGCGATTGGATTGCCAAGCCCAATCAGCTGCACCATGACCAGCCTTTGGCATTCCTAGATCAAGGCTATTGGTCTCGCAACTCAACAACGATCATTCCCGCAGCGATCGCGTTCTTGCTGACGGTACCGCATCCAATCTGTGGAGTATTTGTGTTTGTGAGTCAGGCAAACGAGATTCACGCTTGGGCTCATAGCAAGGGAAAAGTCGCCTCATGGATCGAAGCACTGCAATCGATCGGTTTGTTGCAATCTCCAAAGCATCACGCACAACATCACATTGATCCATTTGAATCGAAGTACTGCGTGATGACTGACCTGCTCAATCCACTGCTTGATCGAATCAAGTTCTGGCGACGACTGGAGTGGATTGTTGAGCGAACGCTGGGAGTTGTTCCAAACAAATGAGCGATCTACTGAAGAACGGCCAGGAGTGGCTTGCCTCAAAACTCACCCAACACGCATCTCGTCAGGTCGTATATCGCCGAGGAGAGCTGGGAGCCACGCTCCAAGCAACCATCGGCAAGTCGATGTACGACCAGGACGATGGCGAGGGCATTGTGACTCGAAGCCAGGTTCGCGATTTCCTGATTGATACCTATGCACTGCTATCGTCGATCATCGGAACGCTGCCACGCCGAGGTGACACCATCGTGGAGATCGATGGCGACCACACCTTCATTTTTGAAGTGATGGCCCTCGGTGGCGATCCACCTTGGCGCTACAGCGATCCTTTCCGTTTGAAACTTCGAATCCACACTAAACAGATCGAATCCCATCCGTCATGACGACAGTTTTACAAGTTGCCGATAGTGTCACCGCCCAGCTCAATGCCGCTGAGTTCGACTTTGAATTCATCGCCGAACGCATGTACGTTCCTAATTTCGACCTCGAAGACATGAAGGAACTCCGCGTGACAGTTGTGCCTCGCGATGTTGAGCTATTCCCTCACGACCGCGCTCATAACAAGTACCACTGCCGCGTTGATGTTGCGGTGCAGAAGAAGTTTTCGAAGGGAACCAACGAGGAGATCGATCCGCTGGTTGATCTTGTGGAGAAGATTGCCGACGAGTTTCGTCTGAAGAGGCTCGATTCATTTCAAGCGGCTCGATGCGTGAAGGCCGAGCATGCTGTGCTGTATTCCAGCGAACACTGGGAACAGCTGCGCCAGTTTACAAGCTTGTTGACCTTAACCTTTGAACTAGCGCGATGATCAAGATCACGGTTCGAACTCAATTTGATAAGCATACGCTCAAGAAGAAGGCGGAAACAGCGACCTTCACTTCTTTGAGCGAGGCTGGCGGTTCGGTTCGAAAGACAGCCAAGCGGAGCATTCGGAAACGCAAGAAACCATCGAAGCCTGGAAGCCCACCGCATACACAGACAGGCATGCTCAAGCGAGTGATTCGCTACGACGTCACCAACAACCGAACCGTTGTCGCCATCGGCCCTGTGAATGAGATTGCTGGACGCATTTGGAACTTGCATGAATTCGGTGGCGTGGCAACCAAGCGTCGAAAGCTCAAGCCGCATCGATTTAAGGTTGGCGAGCATGGTCCCATCCGTGCCATACAACACGGAAGCAAGACCAAGTTTGCGAGGATCGAACTGCGAACTGCGGCGCAAGCCAACCGAGCAACTCGCTTGATTGTCGAGGAGAACGAGCGACGCAGTGACAACAAGCCTCGCCATTATCCCAAGCGACCATTCATGAAGCCGGCTCTGGAAGCCAATCGGAGTCGGCTACCCACGTTCTGGGCCAACTCAGTCAAGTAAACGTTCGTCATAAGGAATCATTCACAATGCCAGAAGTAAGACTTGGTCTCGAAGCAGTCCTCACCATTGACGGCGTCGAGATCACCAACGTCAAGGATTTGACCGTCAGCCTCGAGAAGGCCGAAGCGGATGCCAGTACACGCGCCAATAACGGTTGGCGTGCTACGGTCGGGACGCTGAAGGATGCGTCCATCGAGTTCACGGTGCTGAACAAGGATGGCGATAGCGCGTTCGGCTTACTTCAAGGCTTGTGGAGCAGCGGTGATCCATGTGATGTCGGCATCAGCGACGCTGGTGGAACACTCACGCTGACTTGCGAAGTGATGACCTTCAATGTTAACCAGAACTTGGAGGAGGTCATTTCGGCTGATGTGACTCTCAAACCAACGCAATCGACTGGCGGTGGTGGCATGAATGTGGGCCCGGGCTTGGCTGGTCCTTGATCGCTGTCGTTGTAGTTGGTTTAGAGTATTCATAACACTCAGGGAGGCATCATGCAGAAGTTCGTTGACCGCGCCGGTCGCATTTGGATTGTGGATATCGATAACACAACGCTGCGGCGCGTGAAGACTCTCACCGGCGTACATCTCCTAGAAGCGATCGACGGTGATTTGATTACACGACTCTCGACCGATCCGTTGCTCCTGGGCGATGTGCTCTTTGCAATCTGCAAGCCGCAAGCAGACCAGCAGCAGATCACCGACGAAGCCTTTGGCGAGGGGCTCGCTGGCAATTCCATCGACGATGCAACCGGAGCACTCCTCGAAGCACTGATCAATTACTTCCCGGAGTCGCGACGCCGTCTTCTGCGGAAGGCGGCCGAGAAGCAGAAGCTGATCGAGACGCGGGGGATCAGTGCGATCGAGAAGCGACTGGACGATCCGAACTTGGTCGACAAGCTCGTAGAAGATCTCGAACGCAAGCTCGCTGTGCCGACATTGAACGACTCATCGTCCGACTTGCCGGCATCGTCGGAGTCGATCCAGGCCCCTTAACGCTTCGCCAACTTGTGCTGATGGCGGAGGCCAAACGCCAACACGATTGGAATGTCGCGAGCACGATCATGGCGTTGATGGCCGAGATGAACCGTGATCGTAAGAGACGTCGCAAGCCATTTAAGCCCGACGACTTCAATCCCTACGCAGACCAAAAGCCAATCGTTGCTCGCGGAACTGTTGAGCAAGCAGCAGCGATGCTCGGTGCTAACTTTCAACCAAGAACTTCAGAGTTGCCATGTCCCAAGTCAGAGCCGGAGGAGCCTACGTCGAGCTGACCGCGAGGAGCGCCCAGTTCCTCAAGGGACTCGAAGCTGCGCAAAAGCGGCTCAAATCGTTCGGTGCATCCACACGACTGGTTGGCACCAAGCTCACTGGCCTTGGTGTTGCAGCGGCAGCACCTGTGGGAGCCAGCCTAGCAGTCTATACCAGTTTCGATGATGCGATCCGGGCTGCTGGCGCAGCTGCCAATGCAACCGGTGCGACATTGGAATCGCTGCGCAATAAAGCGAAACACTTGGGAGCTACCACCAGCTTCTCGGCCAGTGAAGTCGCTTCTTTGATGACCGAACTCGGTCGAGCAGGTTTCTCACCCAAGCAGATTGAGGAGATGACCGGCGCGGTAATGAACCTCGCCAGAGCCACTGGGACGGATGCGACCGTTAGCTCGGGGATCATGTCAGCCACAATCCGTCAATTCAGCTTGGAAGCAACTGATGCTGTGCGAGTCTCGGATCGATTGACCGCAGCAGCCAACATGTCCTTCAACTCGGTTGAGTCGCTTGGGGAAGCGTTGCAATACGCAGGTCCTGTGGCAGCCGATGCCAACATGAGCCTCGAAGAAACGCTTGCCGTTCTTGGCACGCTCGGAAACCTCGGGATTCAAGGTAGCGAAGCGGGTACCGCATTACGCCGATTGCTTACGCTCGGCGCAGCAGAATCTGAGAAGTTTCAAAAGGTGTTCGGGGTCGCGACTAAGGACGCTCAAGGAAACGCGAGAGATCTGGTAGACATTCTTGGTGAAGTTGCCGCTGCATCGGCCAACATGGGAACCGGTGATCGAGCCCAAGCCTTCAACGAAGTCTTCGGCTTGATGGGTATCACCAGTGCTTCGGCCATTGGAAAGACGGTCACCGATACCAAGAAGCTGCTTGCCGACCTGAAGAAGTCGAATGGCATCGCCGACAAGACCGCCCGCGACATGGATGCTGGGATCGGTGGCGCATTCCGAATCCTGAAAAGCTCGATCGAGGGTGTTGCCATTGCAATCGGCGAATCACTGGACCTCTCGGTCACCAAAATGATGAACGCAATCTCTCGGGCTCTTTCTGGTCTGATTGAATGGATTGGCAAGAACCAGGAAGTGGTCAAGAAGGTCGCTCTCATAGTTGCCGGTGTCGTTGCTGTCGGCGCGGCTTTCATAGGTATCGGTAGCGCTGCTGGCGTGGCTGCGTTCGCTGTTGGTGGCCTAGCTTCGATGTTCTCACTGGTGGGAACAGCGATCGGGGTTCTTGTGACTATGATCGGCGCGCTGTTCACACCTATCGGACTTGTTGTCGCTGCGGTTGCCGCACTGGGTGCCTACTTCATCTACTCGTCCGGCATCGCAGGCGAAGCGATCGAGTATTTGAAAGGCGTCTTCGAAACTCTGAAGGCTGACACGATCAAGGCCTTTGGTGCGATCGCAAATGCGTTGGCGGCCGGCGACATCACCGCAGCCGCTAATGTCCTGTGGACCTATCTCAAGCTGCAGTGGATCAAGGGCACAACCTATCTCAAAGGCGTCTGGGCCGATTTCACCAGTTACCTGTCCGATGTTTGGGGCGACACCGCTTATGCGATTGGCGATGTGCTTATTAGTGCCCTATCAGGACTTGCAAGCGTATGGAATGCGACGCTCGGTTTCATGGCAGATGGTTGGACGATCCTCACCACCTCAGTACAGAAGGGCTGGAACTCCACAATCGGATTCCTCAAGAAGGGGTTCATTCGCTTACGCGAGCTCGTGGATATTGCTGGCGACGTTTCTGTTCAGATCGGTGGCGTACTTATCAATGCTCTGGCAGGCGTTGAGACCGCCTGGGTCGAAACGATTGACTATCTCGCCGACACTTGGTCGGTGTTCGTTGCTCAAGTCAAGTCGATGTGGAACTCAACCGTTGGCTTTCTGCGCAAGGCTTGGATCAAACTGAAATCGCTGTTCGATGACGATGTGAATGTCGAAGTTGAAATGGCCAAGATCGACAAGGAGATCCGAACAGCCGACGAAGCTGAAGAAAATAAGAAGCAGCAAGCCATCGCCGATCGCATGAAGCGGCGCGAGGCACGCAAGCAACAGATCGAATCCAATCGCGTGCAAATGCAGGAAGGGATTAAGCAGCAACTTGAGGAACGTCGCAAGGCACGCGCTGGTCGTGACATTGATGGCGAGATGGCGGTTATCGATCAGGAGACCGAAGCCAAGAACCAACCCGTTGATGCGTCCAAAGAGGAGCAGTTCAAGCAAAACGAAGCGGCGGGTCTCACGCGACAAAAGACTATCGATGACACTACCGCTGGCGTTCAAGAGACTCTTGATCAAATGCGTGAGGAAGCTCGTGTTGCCCGCGAAGCTGGTCGGCAATCGCCAGAAGATCGCGCCAAAGAGCGCGACCAGCAAGTAGCAGCAGCTCAAGCGGAGTTCGATGCGGCCGTAGAAACAGCCAACGCAGCCAAGCCCCAAGAACCAGCTCCTGCTAAAGAGCCTGGTCCTCCGCTTCCAGAGATGCCGAATCCGCCGAAGTCCGGCGCACTGAAGGTTCCCAAGGTTGAAGTCGATGGCATCAAAGATCCAAAACTGAAGCCGCCCAAGAAAAAGGATCTTAAGCTGGGTTTGGATCGGTCTGCCAAAGACTCAATGGATCGATTCTCCGATGGCCCCGAGGAGCCAACGGAGAAAACAGAAGCGGCTGGAAACTTCGATAGTCGTGGACTCGGTCTTGGTAGTGGTGCATCGCTCATTCCCGTTATCGAACCTCCTGAAAAGAAAGATAAAGTCGATCCGGATGGGATTACCCCTGACGGTGTTGCGGACGCTGACGCTAACGAACCAGAGCTTGAAGTCCCAGAGGTTGAACCGGAACTCGGTCTGCAGCCAGTGGACGCTGAAGTATCGTCGCCCGAGGATTTCATCGAGCCGATGGCAGTCGATCAAGAGCCTTCTCTCAATCTCGAATCGATCATAGCCTCCTTCGCAGCGGTTCGGGTGCGTTTGGAGGAATTCGATGCTGCGCTATCTCAAAGCGTCGCGCGGCTGCAAATGCCACAAGTCGCCAGCGAAGGTCTCTCGGATGATGTGAAGCGAGCCATCATTCAAACCGCTGAGAATACCTCTCAGCTTGCCGAACGCGCACGCACGGGAGGCTTCGTGTTTAGCTAATGGGATTCTCAAGCGGTGGATACAACTTCGAAGTTGCAGCGTTGTCCAAGAAAGCGACTCGCGGCAAGACGACTGCAGACACGATCGTCTATGTGGGCACTAACGGTGGCTCCATCGATCCAGCAGCAGCCGCTGATGCCGTATTTGCCTACTATCGAGCGACTCAACGAGACTTGGTTCCTTATCTGCAAGTTGATGGCGAGTACATCAATGAAAAGCATGCCCTTGTCAATGTGTCGATCAACAAGACCAAGCTTGATCCAGTCTCGTTCAATACCACCGGTGCATCAACGCATCTCAACCAATCGCTCTTCACCCGAGGGATCTATGCTGCGCCTGGCAAGATCGCACCTAACTATCGCGGTGCAATTGGTGTGAGCGACTCGGGCGTCGTCGGCGTCGATGTGACAGTTCCTGCGTTCGAGTTTTCTGTTCGCAAGAAGTTCGAGTTTGTCTCGACCGAATACCTTCTTGCCATGGTCGCCATGACAGGGCGAGTCAATTCGACTGGCTGGTCGATCTTCGCTCCTGGTGAAGCCTTGTTCTTGGGTGGCGAGGGTGGGGAGGATGAACAGAACTGGGTTGATGTGACCTATCACTTCGCGGCGCGTCCCAATGAAATGAACTTGCGAGTTGGAAACATCAACGGTGTCGCGAAGCGAGGTTGGGACTACCTCTGGGTCAAACATGGCGAAGAGGTTGTTGGCGATCGTGTCTTGCAAGTCCCTGAAGCGGCATACGTCGAGCAGGTTTACCCCGAAGCGAACTTTAACGCGTTGGGGATCGAGTAATGGCGAGGCGAGTTCGACCCGGCGAGAAACTTAACATCACCGCAGCGGAATACAACCGACTGCTGGCGGCCGCTGACGCTATCGCTCGCGACCGTCTCTCGGGTGGCGGAGGAAACCGCACCCACGTTCGCGACTCTGCCACCGTTCGCGTTCACTATCAAAGTGCGACCACTGTGCCCATCGGTGGAATCGTCGGTTTTAACGCCCCACTAGGCGATCCTGACGTCGACAATACAGCACTCGCTCGTTTTGTACGGGATGCGACGATCCAATCTGTGCGACCAATAGCCGATGAACACACGGGTCGGTTCGGTGTGGCCATCGAGCCAATCGCCGAGGACAAAGTCGGTCGCGTGGTGTTCGCCGGCGTCGTCGCTGCCCGTGTGAATGTTCAAGAGACTTGGCATCATTATGCCGATGTCGCCAACTCAGGAGGAACGACACTCCAATCAAAGCCCAACGGGTCGGCTCAAATCCTATGGCGGCGCGATACGAATCAAACGGGCGTCCAGTGGGCTGTTGTTCGAGTCGGAAAACCTGCCGATCCAGCGTTCCTTGTGAAGGTTCCCAGCGGTGGTATCCCTGGTCGATCCGGTTTAGCGACTGGTTCCGCCAGCTGCGATCTCTTTCAGCTCGACGATTCCGGGACTATTGAGCCAGTTCGAAAACAGAATGGTCAAGGCGTTCGCATCATCGCTCGAAACCCGAGCGTGCAGCGGATTCGAGGTCCGGTTTCCAACTACGAAGGTGATCAGTATCTCAGCGTCACCTACGATGGCAATCGCTCTTGGATCATCGACCCGCCGAAGCAAACGTTGCTCTGCAAACCTGTCTCGCGTCTCAAGGCCAAGAGCTGGGGGATGGCTCGCGAACTGCGATATACCAACGGAGTCTGGGCACCGATCGGAGTCAAGGTCGCGGTCTACAACGTTTGTGACTATGCACTTCTGACAAGCCAGCAGATCGTATGTCATTTCCACGAGGATACCAGCGCTTACCTAACCATCGGATGCCGATGCTGTGAGGGAAGCAGTAGTTCCAGTTCCAGCAGCGGTTCGTCATCTTCATCATCGTCGTCTTCAAGCAGCTCAAGCAGTAGCTCTAGCTCAAGTTCGAGCAGTAGCATTTCGAGCTCGTCATCGAGTTCCTCGTCATCCAGTAGTTCGAGTCAGTCATCAATCTCTTCTTCCGGGTCCAGCAGTTCGTCGAGCATGTCGAGCTCATCGTCGCCGTCGTCCAGCAGTTTGAGCATCGGCTCAAGCAGCAGCTCATCGAGTCCATCCTCATCAAGTAGTTCAAGCATCTCGTCCAGCTCATCGAGTTCGCTTAGCTCTTCGAGCAGTAGTTCTTCGTCGAGTGATCAGTCGAGTTCCAGCTCTGCTTCGTCGTCATCAAGTTCAAATTCCTCTAGCTTGTCATCTTCAAGTTCCTCCGCATCCAGTTCATCCGCTTCAAGCTCGAGTGATTCGAGCCATTCATCAAGTTCTGAATCATCTACGTCCAGCGATTCATCAAGTGATTCAAGTGAATCGCAATCGCTGAGCGAGCCTTCATACTCAAGCAGTTACTCGTCGAGCGGATCAAGCTCTGCGTCGAGTGATTCAAGCCAATCCAGTGGTTCCAGCGAATCAAGCTCCAGTGAGTCTGACTCAAGCAAATCGGATTCGAGCGAATCGGATTCCAGTCAGTCTGAATCGAGTGAATCGGATTCGTCGCGCGGAAGCGATTCGTACTTAAGCGATGCCAGCTACAGTCATTCGTACAGCGCCAGCTACTCGGCCTCATCCAGTGGGAGTGACTCCAGTCAGAGCGATTCGAGCGGTAGCGAGAGCAGTCAATCCGATAGTTCTGAGAGTGAATCGACCAGTTCGGAAAGCGACAGCAAATCGGAGAGTCAATCGGATTCCCAAGATCCAAGCAGCGATAGTCACTCGGTACCCAGCTATTCTTGGCCAAGCTACTCGCAGCCAAGTTACTCCAGTGGTAGCGGTTCCGCTTCGGCGAGTGCTTCAAGTGAAAGCGAAAGCCATAGCGACTCAACAAGCGACTCGGAGAGCCAGTCCGCAAGTGGCTCAGACAGTCAATCGCGATCCGAAAGCGAACCATCAAGCGGCGATAGTTCGGAGAGTCGGTCGAGTAGCGATCGACCAAGTTACAGCGAAAGCTACAGCGTGCCATGGTCAACCAGTCACTCGGCTAGTGGTTCCGCTAGTTATTCGCAGAGCGGCTCTGGCAGCGGATCGACCAGCGGATCTGAAAGTGACTCCTCGCCATCAACCAGCGATTCGAGAGATCCATCTACCAGTGACTCAAATGATCCGTCAACAAGTGATCCCCCAGATCCATCCACTAGCGATTCTCATGACCCTTCGACCAGCGAATCGGATCGCCCGAGTGTAAGTCACTCCGACAGCGAACCGCCAAGCGAACCTCCTCCATCCGAAAGCAGCACGAGCGAACCATGCAACTCAACTTGGATTTGGTCGTGCGGCTGGCAGCTACTTGAAAGCGATTGTCCTGAAGTTGGCGAACCACCAAGTGGCTCTGGTGGCTTCGATGGGGAAGTTGTGGAGGTGGCAGCATGATCCATTGTCCCAACCTAACCAATGACAACCGATGCCAGGTCGCCAGTCACTTGGCCGAATGCTCCGTCCAAGCCTCGTCAAGCGGCTGCCGAGCCTGCAGCGAGTGCTCGAATCCGCAAGCGGTCAACCTTGTGACGATCGGCATGGCCATCGTCAACAAACGCCGACGCAACCAGAGCGTCGACGAACTCAAAATGCTGCTGAAGAGCTACCTGCCCAATCAGGAAGAACCCACGACCCTTCGGATCGCAGCTTACAAGCCAGGTCCAGGAAGTGAACTTCGCAAGATGCTCGCATGGTTCGCAAGACCAAGTGACACCTGCAAGTGTGAGACCCGCGCCGAGACCATGAATGATTGGGGCGTGGAAGGATGCCGTACGAATCTCGACACCATTATCGAATGGCTTTTGGAAGAAGCCCAACTCAGAGGATTACCCCATGGAAAGTTTACTAGAACCATCGCCAAGTCACTCGTGCTCACTGCTATCCGCAGGTTTGAACGTAAGTTCCCAGACGGTGCACCCGAGCCCAACGAAGACGATCCAGATACCGACGAAGAAGATCGCTGAACGCTGCTTCCTGATGAATCTCGATCGCCGTGATGATCGATTGCATGAATGGATGCAGCAACTACCGCAGCCGTGGCCATTCCCAGATGTTGAGCGATTTGCTGCCATCGATGGGCGAAGGCTTGCGACTCCAGAGCAGTGGCGTGCCGGCAATGGTGCCTGGGGTTGCTACCGTTCGCACTTGCTGATCCTGGAAAAATGTCTGCTCGAAGGGATCGATTCGTACGTGGTCTTCGAAGATGACGCAGGGTTCGTTCCCGACTTTGTGGAACATCTCAATGCGTACGTTCGCGAACTACCCGAAGACTGGGGACTCGCTTACCTCGGGGGCCAACACTTGTACGCTGCCAAGCATCCGCCGAAGAAGATCAGTGATCGAGTCTATCGACCGTACAACGTCAATCGCACGCATGCGTTCATGGTTCGTGGTCGCGCAACGATGAAGGCACTCTATCGTCACCTTAACTGGAACGATTGGCATCTGAAGCATCACATCGATCATCACCTGGGACGATTGACTCAGCGGCGCTATGAAGCCCTGGTCCAAGGTAAGAACGTGGAGAAAGAGTCGATCCCGGTTTATACACCAGATCGCTGGCTCGTCGGCCAACTTCCGACCAAGTCCAACATCTGCGGTCGCAAGTGGACCCAAACCAGATTCTTCAATGATGCCAAGAATGCTGACCACAGCGACGCGCCGTTCTTCGCCGTCCTCGGGCCCCATCGCAGTGGCACCAGCTGCGTCGCAATGGTTATGCATCATTTGGGCGTTCACATGGGCAACGAACTCGGTGGCTATGAGGCAACCGGTGGTGGCGAGGCGATTGGGCTAGCGAACCTTTGTGAAAAGGCAATGCGATTCCCCGCGACTGATCCCAAGACTGCAGATGGACAACTCAGCAAGCAGCTCAAAGCCTGGATCGTAACTCGGAAAGCAGAAGCGATTCGAGATCGAACTGTCGCTGGCGGCAAGTATCCGCATCTTTGCCGATTCGCCAACCACCTCTACGAAGCCCTCGGAAACTCACTGCGAATCGTCGCCGTCGATCGCCCAATCGAAGCCTCGATTCGATCCCTTCAAGATCGCAGCAGCCGACATCCAGGCCAATGGTTCGCAGCCGGCGACGAGGCCTGCGACAAACTCCAGCGTTCGCTTCTGGAACATCGCGAAAGGTTTATCCAAGAGCATCCCGAAGTCCCCGTCCATCGGATCAACTTCGCCAAGCTAACGGAAGATCCCGAAACGGCGATCAATGAACTGATCGCATTCCTCGGCATTGAGCCCACTGCCGAAGAGATGGATTCGGCAATCGCACACGTGAACCCGGAGTTGAGGAAGTTCGGATGATTGCAGTGGAAGACGTCCTTGCCAAGATTCGACATCGATACCTCATCATCGGCTCCGGCGCACTGCGCTTGCACGGAATCGATTGGGAAGAAGGCGATCTCGACATTTGGCTTGATCCCAATCTCTCCGATGAGGACTGGCAAGCGTCTGTCGATGATGCCGCTGGTTCTCTCAAGCGACCTTGGAAGCGTGGCGATCCAGACGGATCAGGAGGACTGCGTGCATCGACTCGCATCGCCTGTTCGCCACCGTTGGACGTGATGCGTGAAGTGATGGGATGCACCGCAGAGGACTTTGAGAAGGCCTTCGACAACTCGCTTATCTCGTTCTACGGCAACGTCGCACCACTGAACTCGATCATGCATATCAAACGCAGCGCGAAGCGTCTCAAAGACTATCGCCATGCCATCAAACTTGCTCGAAAACTCCTTAATGCGTGGTGAAACATGGAAGCAACCGTACCCATTCAAGACATTACTTTTTGCATAAAGACCATTCATCGGCCTTGGGCTTGCCATCGACTCGTACAGTCGCTTCGAAAGGAGTTCGGCGATCCCAAGATCGTCGTCGTGGACGATGGTCTCCCCGAACATTGGTTCTCGCGAAAGTATCCTGAGACCGCCAAGCACTGCAAAGTGATTGATCTCGAGCAACACGATGTGGGCGTAGGCGTCGGACGCAATACAGCAATCGACGCGGCAGAAACTGAGTTCATTTTCTTGCTCGATGATGATCAGATCGTAACGCCCGATCTACACCTCGATCGAGTCTACCAGAGGTTCATTGAGTACGACCTCGACATTCTGGCTGTGCGGCAAGGAGATGGCGGCCGGCCCATGCTCTTTAGCCCCCTGATGAATGGCACACGGATTTGGATGCATCGAGGCGAACGCAAACGCATCGGCGAAACCTGTTGGTGCGACATGGTCAGCAACGCATTCCTAGCGCGGCGTGAGACGATCGCGAGTGTTCGCTGGGATGACGAGATCAAAACATACGAGCACTGGGAGTTCTTTTATCGAGCTTCGCAGATCGAGCATTTGCAAATTGCCGTGTCGCTCGACTGCTCGGTAGTCCACGACCATGTTGCAGCTAAGCCTTACGGAGCTCTACGAGCCCGACCCAAGTTCCGCCGATTGGGGCTTCGTAAACACGGCTTTGATTCACTGCGTTATCCAGGAGGAGGTATCGTTCATGCGTGATCGCGTCACATTCTGCATCAAGACCATCCATCGTCCTCATTGCTGCGCAACGCTCGTCCGGAGCATCTATGAGCATTGTGGCGATGAGCGTCCGCTGATCTACGTCCTAGACGATGGGAAGCCGGAGTTGCAATTCTCGCTGACCTGTCCTGACGAAGCGGCAATGGTCGATCGGCTGATCGAGACCGAGTACGACATTGGCTTGTCGGCTGGTCGCAATCGTCTCGTGGAAGCGGCACAGACTCGCATGGTGATCTTCTCCGATGACGATCACGTGGTTGGTCCACAGACTCGGCTGAACGATCTCGTACGCAAGTTCGAGTCGAGTCACCTCGATCTATTGGCAACACTTAGCAAGCAGCCCCATCGTCCAAATCCAGATGGAACGCCCAGGTTGCTCAATTCGTCAGGCGGAGTGCTGCACATTCCGCATGGCGAGTATCGACGCATCGGCGACATTGCCGAGTGCGCATTCGTCTGTAACTGCTTCGTTGCCCATCGCGATATCCTCCAAGCGATCCGTTGGGATGAAGTTCTCAAGGTCGATGAGCACTGGGACTTCTTCTGGCGAGCCAAGATTGCCGGCGTCAAGGTCGGTGTGGCGATGGACCATGTGTTCCCGCACATCCACGTGGATCCGCCGGCTTACAAGCGACATCGACCAGTGTTCTTAAGAGCTGCACTTCGTAAACACGGATTAAGAAAGGTACTTTGGAAATGAAACGAGTCATCGCAATTCTGGATCTGCCACCGCGCCGTTCGGTGCCGACGGTACGAGAGAGTGTCGAGGCGGCTGCCGAGAGATGGAACGTCGAGCTGCATTGGATTCGACGTCCGCTGCAACCGTGCCATCCGTTTTGGCAAAAGATGTTCGTCTGTGGTGATGTTGCAAAGCGGTTCGGTCCGTCGCATGTCCTGCAGATCGACAACGACATGGTTATTCGCAGCGACTGCCCGTCACCGTTCGATTTGGCTAAGCCTGGCCAGTTCGCAATGGTTGCCGAACGGCAGTGCGCCCAGAACCGAATCGACAACGGCGGGTGGCAAAAGACAGCGCACGAGATTTGGGCCAAACGTTGTCGCCTCAATCCCGCGCCGACTTGGATGCATCCGAATGGTGGACTGTATCTCTATGGCACCGAGACGTTTGCTCGCATGTTCGAGCGAATCATCCAGTACTTGATCGTGACATTTGGAGCCAACGATCAAGCGACCGATGAATCGCTGATCATCAATCAACTGTGGAACGATCACCCTGAGACGATCGCGTTTCTCCTGCCTGATTTCAACGTCAGCATGTTGCAGACGCCCGAGTGGGCAACCAATCCAGTGATGCAGTCCTTTGTCTACCACTTCATTGGCCCCAGCAAGCCGCATCTGGATCGATGTCGTTGGCAACGAAGCAATCCACCCGAGTTGCCTTTTCCTGACAACCGCCAATCGATCGAACTGATCAACGAGTGGAAAGACGATCCACCAGCGAGCTACGACATTGGCTCAATATTCCGACCCGATCTCGCGGCGAACCTTCTGGCCGTTTATCCGAAGCTACTCGTTTCAGGAACATGGTCCGAAGAGCTGACGGTTTACGACGAGAGACTGACGAGCTTGGATGAAACGTTTTCATCGCATTTAGTGCTAACTCGGTTTCTCATCCGTCTCGGCGTGAATGCTCGTCGATTCAAACATCGTATTAAGGAAGGCGACGATGCAACGCTTCAGCTTGCCCGCTCTTGAGTACCACGTTGCTCACGGTTGCAATTTGTCCTGCCAGCAGTGCAGCCACTACAGCAATTTTCATTTGGCCGGCAGGTTGCCAACGCTCGCCGACGCGGCGTCCGAGTACTCGCTTTGGTCGCATCGACTTAAGCCAACGCGATTCGCATTACTTGGAGGTGAGCCGTTGCTCAACCCTGCGATCTTGGAGCACATTCAACTGGCACGGCAACACTGGTACGACAGCGACCTGATGCTGGTCACCAATGGATTCTTCCTGCACCGCTTCTCTGAGTTGCCGAAGGTCCTCGTTGACACAGAGTGCCAACTTGAAATCAGCCAGCATGGTACGCATCAAGACTACCTCGAACGATTCCGCGACGTGAAAGCGATAGTGTGGAGTTGGCGTAAGCAGTATCCGAAGCTTCGCATCAACATTCGCAAATCGCACGCGGGCTGGATGCGTCAATACAACATTGTCGATGGCAAGCCGATGCCATTCAAATCCCAGCCAGACGCCGCGTATCGCGTCTGTATGCAGCGAACGTGCACCCAGCTTGTGAATGGCTGCCTCGCTAAATGTCCCGCACTCGCATATTGGCCACAGCTAGAGACAAAAGCCCGCCTCGAATCTATGTCGGAGTGGGATTTGTTCCGTCGTTATGAAGCTTGCCCGCCAACAGCGAGCGACGACGAGCTTCGCTCATTCCTCGAAACCAAGTCGATTCCCCAGTGCGCGTCGTGCCCCAGTAGGCGCGTCGCATTTCGTCATCCCAGTCCCTTGCAAAGGAGTAACTTGCAATGATTGATAAGTTCAAGCCCAAACTACCTCGATTGCCGTATCCATTCATTCCGCCCTTCGATCCGCCATCAGAACAACCACCCTATGTTCCACCTAAGAGTCCTGGTGGCGAAGGCGGAGGATCACCAAGCGAAGACCCAGGCCCACGTCCACCATGGTGGCCCGAGGATTGGCCCTGGCCGCCACCACCGGATGAACCTGTGGTTATCGAAGCGCCGCCACCACTACCCAACATCGTCTGGCCGCGGCTCCCACCAGATCATCCCTACCACCTGCCACCAGGTTATCACTATCCCGACAACCTGCCCGAGGGCCATCCAGGTCACTATTACCCTGGCATGCCACCATATCCGGTGATTGCCCCCTGATCCCGGCGACTCTCTGTCCAGCGAAGATATCTATCTGTCTTCGCACGCATGAGCGTTACCTTGGGTTAGACCCGACGAAGGACATTGAAGTTCGCTGAGAAAGCCAGCTTCACACCTTAAAAGCACTGCGGGCGACTCTGAATGCCCGCAGTACTCGATGACCCATACCTTCGATGCCGAGCGGACTCCAATCTTCCTATCTACGGATATTTGGAGTATGGGTCACATGTGATTCCACAGTTGAAACGATATACAGGCAGATATCGCGCATTCGCTCAAACTTCGTAACGATGTCATCTTTTGTGTAACCTCTACCAACGTCTCTTGATGTTCGCCGACCGTGAGCGATTGCATTTCGATTTTCGACGACCTCACCTATAAGTGGTGTCCACTGCGGATTGGGGATGACTGGACTGGTAATTCCGAAAGCTTCCCAGATGGCGTAAATTTGGGAAATTCGATAATGTGATCCGTCATTAGGGAACGCATCGTCAGAGGTGCAGCAGGCAACAGCGGCGTTTACTTGTCTGAAAAGTTCGACACGCTTTTTCCACGCCGTTTTTCCGCCTGCACCCGCGACAGAGTTCAACTCAGAGTGCAAAAGCAACGGAAGAATCTCAATCTTAATGTGCTGAAATTGAATTGCAGATTGCTTTATGTGACGTATCGCTTCAGCCACGACGTTTCTGACCGTGTACTCGTAATTGCCATAGATGGAAATGAACGCAAGGCCCTTCGAAATCGCGACGTGCTGATGGAAGCCAGGAGTGCATGTCGCATCGAAATGCATCTGGGTGGCAAGAAACCTTTCGGATATCTCGTTTGTAATCGATGAGAACATCTACTGCCCCAGAAACCTATCGCGACAGTACTCTATTCGGTTCTTAACCATGGACTTACTGTTCGTCGCGCCTGTCGTAAACCCTCTAAGTTCTTCCGAATCGATCCAGTCACTTGCTCCCTTGCCAATTATTTTTTTCTTTTTATCTAGCGCAAGACATGCCCCAACGCTGACTGCTTCAAATAGAACCAGTGGCGTCACTCCACGTTTCGTCTTACGAACAATCCCATCGGGTAGCGCCGTCGCAAGTTGCGTAAATGTTTCTCGGAAGACAGTTTCACCGCGAGCGTAGTCAAATGACTTTGTCGCCTCTTTCATGTATTCATTCAAGAAGTCCACTACGCTGTGGACGAAAGTCTTGTAACGATAAAGGTATGCGAAGAATCGCAGGACGCATTCGTCCCTAGTGCCATCTTGCTCCTGCTTGCTCGTCAGCTTAACAACTTTGTGGAAATTCTCATCCTTTGCTATTTCTTCAATGAACTCAGCAAACCGCCCGCGAAATACGCAGGAACGGATCTCCTGGTCTGTGAGTGCAATACCGCCAGTATTTAGTCGCTCGAAAAGATCAAATCGTACGATGGAGTCGCTTTTGTCACTTAGGGTCACAACTTTGAGTGGTCGCAACTCGAACTGAAGCCGCAAGGATTCAGGTAATGTCGAATAGGAGTGCTTATTGAACGATGTTAGTTTCTCGAGTCCTTCCAAAATCAAGGCATCACCGACATTCAGCTTCTTGCGAAGCTCTGAGTCACCTGCGAACTTTACGATGGAGCTCAATCGTTGTACTCCATCCACCAACTCCCATGAACCATCCTTGTTAGTAGCCATGAAAAGGCTAGGTACTGGGATTCCTAAGAAGATCGATTCAATCAGTTGTGAGCATCGACGATCGTCCCACCTGAACTGTCGCTGATAAACTGGAGCGATGTCGATCACGCCATTCTTCAGCATTGTAAGCAGCTGCTGAAGTACAATATCGAAAGTATCGAAATCAACCGTTCTACGGCAGTCGGTTAGTTGCTCAGTTAGGCTCAGTTCAGGTTTAGTCATCGATTTCTGTGTTACCTTTTAAGTAGAGCGGTTGTCAGAGTCTAGTGAGCTCGCTCGATTTAAGCGGCTATTAGTATACATCACAGTGAAAATAGGCTCAGAAGTTGGGTCGATTCCATTGAGAGAATCATTGGTTACCGCCGCGCATTTCTTTAGCTGCCTCGTACTCCTTCGAGAAATCTATTCCTACATCCTCGTGTGGTG